CGCTCCTCCTGCTCGTAGCTGAGATAAATCGGTATGGTGCGGGTATCATCTCAAGGTTTTCCGAAACTAGATTAGAATCGTAGCTATTATTAACAATTCTTTTATAAACTGTGTCCTGTGTTAGAGCCTCGACTTCAAAATATTCATTACCAGCTGAATCTATTACAGAAATAATCTCAGACACGTTTGAACCAGCTAATGTTATAGTTCGAAACTGCTTGAATGTATCGGGTATATTGAATGTTTCTGATGAAGTTATACCAGAGCTACATAAACCCTTTAGCGTGAGAGCAAAAAGTGTAGGATTTCCCTGAGAGTCAGACTTCATTGTTGTGTATTGAGCTATTATATTTCCGCTTGCCCCAGTTTTAGCAAAATTCAAGTCCTCTAGCAGTTCAAATTTGACACCGGTATTTGAAGTTAAAATCGTACCCGACTTTATTATAGGAAGATTGTTGACATTGGGAATGTAGTTGTTATTAAAGAAAGTTGCCGGAGCTGATAGGTAAAAATCTACCTCAGCAGTTGCTGGTGATGCTCCAGTTATTTTAACTCCAGCTGTTCTTATAAGCCTTTCAATATTTTGACTCTCCACAGCAGTAATGATGTCTAGCTCGTTAAACTGATGATCAAGATAAAACGACATTACGTCACCAACATATGCGGCCATTTCAACAAAGAGCCCAGCTAGACCATTTTCTGAAAAATCACTTATTTTATCCGAAAAATATATCTGTCCATATTGGACCATGTCTGACCGAAAGGCATCAAAATCCTTATTAAGGTAGGATCTCTGATTCTTTCTAATATTTTTTATTTGAGTTTTCTTAGATGCCATTTTGTCTAGCCCATGCAATTAAGTGAAATTTTGAGAGGTCTTTCTCCAACCCTAAGGGACGGTATGGAAAATTTGAGAGTCATTTCTATAGTAGCGGTAGCCTTACTCACCCCTATCCAGGGATCATCGATAGCTGTTGATGAGAATGTACCCAATTCTACAAATGGCATAAATGCCCTAACAGCATCACTAATCCTCTCCATTGCTATTTGATCAAAATCTTCATGAGATGTTAGCTCTGTTAAAAGCGGCTGAAGATTGGCTCCATAGTTATAGTTTCCGAGCCTATCGCCATGATTTGTTAAAATTAAATTTCTCAAATTATCATCCACCTGTGAGATGGGATTGAAGTGCATGGTAAAAATTCCAGACCTTCCCTCTCCCAGTTGCAATGGAGTCTTTATCCCAACGGGCGGACTATCTATTTTTTTAACAAGCGAGGGATCAGACACCTGAATTCCTGATCCCTTAAAGTTTATCGCGTACTTTGTCGTATGTGACATCTTATTACACTCCTACCATTAATTATAATGATGATAAACTTATTCAGTAACGTTTAAAAAATTATCTAAACATACTTTAATGCTTGTCTGGATTATTAGGCTTATCATCCTCTGAATCATAGTATCCGTCGCCATCAGAATCGGGCGGCTCGGGAATAGAAATCCCCCACTTAGTATTTGGTGTACCAGGATAAGTTGGAGTTAACCATGCTGTATAGGTTCCTGTCTTTAGCCACTCCTCAACGCGATCCTCTATGTTTTGACATACTTCTAGGGCGCTGAATGTTAAGCCAAATAAAGATTCTGCCTTGAATGACTGTGTGGGTGCAACAGCTACGAATGCAGTGGACGCTGACTGAACTGCCGTTGCAGCTGCCTTCATTGAGACATTTAACCCAATAGCTAAATTATTGGGACCTGTTGGCTGAAAGTATATTGGATTTGCTGCTAGAGCAGTAGCAAATGCACCTGATGCTATGGATGGAGCTGATATTAGTCCCGAGGGAAGGCTCGGTAGCAAAAATTTATCTATCTCTGGTCCAATTGCAGATGACCATTTAACTACTGCCTCTGCAGATGAAGACGGAAATCCCGAAAAATTACTATACTGAGGATCACAAAATGCTCTTAGGTTATTCTTTATTCCCATTATTTTGTCTTGCCTATCTTGCTAAGAATTTTATTAAGATCAGCTCCAACTGCTGATGTTCCCACCCAGGTGTTAGGAAGCGTTTTGGAAGCTCCGGGTGTGGGAATATCTCTTGTACCAGTGGGACCAGCGGGACTTGTATGAATATGATTATCAAGAGCATCAATAATTGCTGACAGAACAGAGACCAGTTGATTTCCCATAACTATTGGCTCTGTGGCCTCAGAGCCTAAAAGGATGGTCTTTCCGGATCCGTTTGCCTCTAGGTGGTGGCCCCCTATGATTATTTTTGGTCCATCTATTATGATTGTTCCGTCTGGCTGCATTACTATTATAGCTCTTCCGTCGCCATCTCTGCTGGGGTGATCAGAGCCGTCAATAACACCCTCCTTTACTATCTTAATGCTACCATTGATTCCCTTCTCCGAGCTGTGCCGTGCTACTAGTCTTAGTTCATTTGACTTAATTACAACATATGCATCCTCATCTACTTGTGAGACTGATGCTCCCTTTAGATCAGGGAAGTCTAATCCTAAATTTCTATCTCCGTTAGTCTTCATTGAGACATACACTCTGGAAAGATCATTAGTGAAGTCAGGATCTCCCTCGTTAATATTGGGACCGTCCATATTACTCTCTGTCACTATGGGAGTTTTATCAATTTCTCCCACTTGTCGTGTATTTAGAGCAACAGCGGCCGGAGCTGTGGGATTTTCAGCACTAGATATTTTGGTAGTAGGAGATTCTTCGGTCATTGTTTCAACAGGTGTGTAAATAAAAGTACCATCATTTAGAAGTGCACTTCTTCCAGCCACCATGTCTATAGTTCCCTTTCCTAAAATACTTGTGTCAACTGATGTTCCGAGTGAACCTCCTCCTCCTCGATCCTCGCCCATCGATATTAGAGTGTTGTTAGACCCCTGTATGGTCAAATCTGCACATCTCTTGCTAAATCTAGGTACCGGCTCAGCAGTAAACTGATTAAGATACCCATTTGCAGAGCTTACAATAACCTCATAAGCGCTTTGACCGTCAATTTGTGGCATCGTATTTTTTTCCTGTGTTCTCGATCCCCCTTCAGGAAAAGCTAGTGGATCAAAACTATCTTCAGGAGCGCCCGACATGGTTCCCTTTGCTGAATTTTCCCTTGATTGAGATTGAATGTCTAGTGTGCTTCTATCGTGGTGTGTGTAATTTAAATCATCTACATTTTCCGGTGCTATCTTTCTAGATATCCAGTACCCAACTAGCCCTGCTTCTCCAGAATTTTCATAAATTACCCAGACCTGCTCTCCCGGCTTTAGAGGAAGACATAGATGGGGAGAGAAAAAAGGAAGAAAAATCTCATACTCGTTAGAGTATGCAGCGCGATCATCTACTCTCCATCCTATGATAGAGTTTCTAGGAATTTGATAATTTGATACTATTTTTGTATTTTCAACTAAATTCACTCCCTTCAAAAGTGATTCTTTTAGGGTTAGTGACTCTTCTCCGACCGGTATCCTCTCAAGATCCTCCACGGGATTTGCAAAAAAATCAACTACAACGGCTGTATAAAATACACGTGCTGATCTTGCCCTTTTTCTCTGAGAGAGGTCTGATATTCCCGTTCTGCTCTGAAGGGCTCTAGGAGAGATTCCGGATCTGCGTGTCACTCTATTTCTCTCCAATTTGCTGAAAAATATCGTCAGCACTGATTGTCTGGGCTGTCTCTTCCTTTGCTATTAGTTCAGCTAGCCGTAGAATTTGATCGTTTGACTTTGCCATTCTTTCTAGATACTTTGACATTATCGGACCGAACATTGCGTGATTTGCAGAATTTCCGCTTGATTGTGTAAGCAGATCCGTGAATAATAATCCTGCACTCTCTCGATCATTGAGTGCATTTTCATAAATCTCCTTCCAGAGAAGTTTTTTCTTATCCTCAGTGCTATCTAAAGAATCTAACAGATCAGAAAATCTAGCTATCTTAGTGTCTTTCTTCTTAACCTCATCTAAGAGATCTTCGACCGCTTTCGCCATTTGCTACCCCCAGTGAAAAATATCAAACTTGTCATCTTTAATTAGGTCTCTGTAGTGCTTTCTAATGGAAGACATTGCTACTGATAACTGCTTGGGGTTTAGATTAGAAAGCTCTCTCATATAAATAAAGACCGCTCTCTTATTTAAAAGGTCTAGATCATCTATGCTCTTGAAGAGTGTAACTATCGCATCCATGCATGCTAGTTCGTTCTCACTATTTAGCCTAGTTCTAATCGTTGACATTAAAGAAAATAAACTTTTAGCTGATTCTCCCTTTAATATTTTTTTATCCTGTGATGC